CGTTGTTCCGCTTCCAAAATCGACCATCTCCGTTATTATGCAAAATGCCCTAACTCATTGTAGAGTTATGAGCAACATCCGTAACAGAAAAGAGCGTGTGCTATTTACCGGAGCAATTAGAGGCTTGACTCCCGCCAATCTAACTGGCTCAGATCCCGCTGCCGTTGAAAACATAGGCGTTCTAGAGGGCATTCAAGGCGATGACCCCCTAGAAGTTTTAAATGGAAATACCGAAGATCTAGCCAACTATTCTGTTCCAGACGCTTTTGGCGGAACCTATCGTTGCGTCTACTTCTACCCCGATGAAATTGTTGTTCAAGCTGGTGCTGACAATATTTTTGTCGATGGTTTCTACATCGCCGCCGCCGCCGCTGGTTGGATGGCTGGCACCCCCAGAGTAGAGATTCCTCTTACAAACAAAATTCTATCCGGTTTCTCAATTCTTCGTAACAAGCAGCTATCACAAGTTACCATGGAATCTTTAGCTGCCGCTGGCGTTTGCGTTCTACAACCAGTTACTGGTGGCGGAACGGTAAAGTGGGGCATAACCACCTCACAAAGCGGATTTGCCGAAGAGCAAGAGATAAGCATCATCTTCATTCGCGACCGACTTGCAAAGAGCATGAGAGCCTCTTTTGCCGGGTTCATTGGTCAACCAGAGACAGAGACGACTCAAATCGTTCTTGGCAACCAAGCGATTAATGTTCTAAATTCATTCATTAGCCAGAACTTAATTTCTAACTATGCAAATCTAACGGTTCAGCGCGACTCCGTAGATCCAAGACAATGGAATATTCTTGTCAAGGTACAACCAATTTACCCAACCAATTGGATTTACATAAAGGTTGGCGTTGGGACAATCTGATTAGTTAATGCCAGGTAAGATAAGCTTATCACCGGAACAACTGCAAATGATTGAAAAATTATTTGCAGTTGGCTTTGGAACTAGGCAGATAGCTGCAGAATTAAATATTTCCCGCTGGATGGTTCAAAAAGGCTGTAAACAACTTAGATTAGAAACGAGTTCTAGAAAAAATCCTAAAAAACAAATTCCTCAAGAGCAAGGATGCAAAATCTGCAAAGAAGTTAAAGAAATTTCTCACTTTGCTCCTGATAAAAAGCATTTCTCTTTTAAAAAGAAATATTGTCTTAAATGCCTGGAAAAATTTGGGGTAAAGTTGTGCGAGCGCTCATTAAGAAATAATTGGAATTTAGCTGAAATTAATATTCATCTAGATGAGAAGAAAAATATTAAATATCAATCTTCTAAAAAATGGCGCAAGGAAAAAATACATTCCGATCCCTACTTCAAACTCAGAAATGCAGTTTCCAACTCCGTTAATTGCTATTTAAAAAAATCTCTCAGTTCCAAAAACAATCAATCCACTATCTCTTTTTTGCCTTATTCGATTGATGATCTTAAAAACTATTTAGAATCTCAATTTGAAAGTTGGATGAATTGGAATAATTGGGGAAATTATCGACGCAACTCCTGGAACGATAACGACCCTTCAACCTGGACATGGCAGATAGATCATATCATCCCTCACTCCAATTTCAAATATCAATCAATGACGGACAGCTCGTTCATAGATTGTTGGAGCTTAAAAAATTTAAGACCACTAAGTTCGAAAAAAAATATTTTAAAAGGCGCAAAGAAAATAGTAATAATTTAATATTAAAAAGTAGATAATTTATTTTTAATAAAGGAATTAATATGGCATATCCCAGCTCAGGTTCTACAATTACACAATCACCCATTCCAGAAGGCTCTAGCGGAAACAAAACAAGCACCGCTCTATCTACAAATATCATTATTCAAGTAGGTAACACACCTGTTGGCGCCATTCAATCGATTCAGATTACAGAAGCAAGATCAATTAAAATGGTAACAGAAGTTGGCACGGACGGAGCGGTAGACTCTGTTCCCCAAGGCTCTGCAACATTTACTGTAAATTGCACCAGAATTCGTTTCGATAAGCTACGAATTGCTCAAGCTTTTAGCCGTGGATTCGTTCACATTCAGTCACAAAGATATCCATTCGATATTCTAGTCATTGACAATCAGTCCAAAGATCCTTCAAATCAGATTGTAACAACTCTAAAGAACTGCTGGATAAATAATATCAGCTACACCTATTCGGCTGATAACTGGGTCATCTCCGAAAGCATGAACTGCAACGTAGAGACGATCTTCTCCACCATGAACAATGGTCCTGTTGGTAACATTATCGTTCCTCGTGCAGTAAACCCCTATGTAGATGCAATCGAAAGAGGAACCGACGTTGGATCAAGGCGTGGAGCCCTAGACGCTTCTGGCTTGATCGATATGGTCGGCGGTTTCTAAAAAAATTAAAAAAATAAAAATCCCCTGTTATATCCCCAATTGGGGATTTTTATTTTTTTAAAGGCGGTAATTTATGGCAAAGATTAATAGTGCATTGGGTTCAAAAAGTTTTCAAGGCGGGATGAGAGAATTTGTTGTAGAAGAGGAGGTTGAGTCGGAACCATTTGATATGGATCCTGGGCATCATCCAATGAATCAACCCCAAATGAACAACAGCTTTTATGAACAACAACAAATGCAGCAGCAACAACAGCAGAAAATAAATTATCAACAACATCTTCAACAAAGAGCTATGGCAAATTCTAAGCAAGAGTCTGGCATCTCCGACAGCGCAAGAAGGAGAATCGAGATTCTTTGCGGAATGACCAATCTAACAAAAACTGTTGAAATTGGAGATGTTACATTTAAGTTAACTTCTTTAAAAACAAAAGACAATAGAAACGCTCTAATGTCTGCCATAAAATTTGATGGAACAGTTGAATTCTCCTTTGAATTAAGAAAGCAAATCCTAGCAAGATCAATTCTTTCGGTTTCGGATGTAGAAATAAATATGTTCCTTGGGACGGATGACTTTAAAGCTAGGCTAGATTTTCTAGACGAACTAGATGAGGCTGTTTCAAATAGACTTTATTCAGAGTATCTAGAACTAGATAAAGAGATTAAAGAAAAATATGCGCTAAAGACCGAAAAAGAGGCGAAAGAAGTCATTGAAGAAATAAAAAAATAACAGGTGAACCGGATCAAAAATTTACTTGGTATCTATGTAAAACTTTTAGGGTCAAGCCAGATGATCCGTTTATTACAGAGATGGATCCGGTTCAGAAGATGTGGATGTTCTACAGTTGGATAGAAGAAAGAAAAGAGGAGGTTGATTTTCATAAAAATCAAGCTTATCTAATTGGAGGATTTATCAACCCATCAATGTTAAGTAAAATTATTAACAAAGATGAAAATGTTGTTTCATCCACTGATGAAGACTTTGAGAAGACTCTTGAAATGATTAAAGAGTCAGGCAAAGATATGGAAAATAACGCATCTTTAAGAAAGAGAAAAAGACGAAAAAAGATAGGAAACTAAAGTGACTTCTAATGGCGATCTTACTTCTAAAGATATTGATAATGTTTCAAATATTCTTCGCAAATCTGGATTTGATAATGATAAAGTAACTCAAATTACCGATAGTCTTAAAAGAGGTTCAGAATATTCTGGAACAATCAAAGATAACCTATCAATTGCGCAAGAAAATGCTTCGTTAATGTTTGACCCAGCGCAACTTTCAACATTCTCTTTAAAAATTGACGAAATAAAAGAAAAGGCGAGAACCGCTTTTCAAACTCCAGGTATAACAGAATCATCTATTTTAGGATTATCTAGCGCTTTCTTAAAAGTCAGAGATGATTTTAGGGAGCTTGATCTTACCTGGGGATCTGCCGCTGGCTATAAAACATTAATGAGCCGATATGATGAGTTAAAACAATCTCTTGCCACCTCAAGCCCAGAATCATTAACAAAAGGCTCCGGAATTTTTTCTCAGTATTTATCCGAAAGCGAAAGAGCCAAGCTTTCTGTGGGCAAAGATGAGGCGGCGAAAGCGAGCGCCATAAGAGAAGCAATTGGAAAGTCTATTGAACTTGCAAAACAGCAAGAGATGCTTGCCCAATCGATTTTATATCAAGCTGGTCAAACTGGAACCCTAGATAAATTATTTGAAAAAACATCCGGTCAAACAGAAAGTTTTGAAAAACTTAATGAATACGTTGCCAAATATAATATGTTAATAACTCAATCTGGAATTAGTACCGGATTAGCAAGATCAGAAGTTGTAAAATATTATGAAAAATTAAATGTAATACCCGGAGCAATGGATCAAATCGTTGCTGGTATGCAAGGTACCAATCAGTCTATGCTAGAAACAATGATAACTCTTTCCAGAGGTGCAAATATACCATTCGAAAAGTTATCAGACATTGCCTCGAGTTTAAGAAATAATTTTAATATGATATTTGGCGAGGGTAAAGAATCTGCAGGAAAAGATGCTATGGAGTTCATGGCTAGTATGAGCAAAGCATCCAGATCTCTTGGTCTAGATTTTGATTCACTCAACTCCAACATATCATCTATCTCAAGTTCATTTAGAATGTATGGGAACACATCCAAAGATGTTGTTTCTAGTTTTTACCAAATAGCAAAGGGCTTAGAAGAAACTGGTTTAAGCGCAAAAAGCTCTGGAGAAATGGCTCAATCTTATATTAGCCACTTCAGCGAGCTAACAATGGCGCAAAAGTCCTATATTTCTCAAATGTCCGGAGGTCCTGGTGGTCTTAGAGGTGCTTTTCAGATAGAAGAGGATTTAAGGAAAGGTGATTTTAAATCTGTATTTGAAAAATTTCAATCAACTCTTCAAAAACAAGTTGGTCCAATAGTTTCTGGTGAAGAGGCTTCTCAAAGCGAAGCTGCCGCCTCTAGAAGAATGCTTCAAATGCAAATATTACAGTCCGGACCATTAGGATCGCTTGCAAAAGATCCAACGTCTGCTGGGAGGTTGCTAGATGCAATGTCGCAATCTGCAAAAGGACTTGCTCCATTGGAGGAAGCTTCTAAAAGCCTTGGAGATCTTTATAAGATTGGAAAAGAAAGGCAAGGCAGAGAAGGCAATATTGGAACTATAGTACAATCGGGCTTTGATGAAGTTAGGTCTTTAGCAGAAATTATTGCATACAATACAACTCAACTTGCTTTTGGAAATCCCGCTAGGGGGACAGCTATCGGCGATGTAGCGTCAACCTCAGAAAATATAAAAAAGACCATGAAAGAGGTTCAAAGAGAAGCTGCCGAAGCTGGTGCTGCTCTTAGAAAAGAGAAGGTCTTGCCAGCATCTTCTCACGAAATGATTGTTGAAGGAGCCTCTAGAGCCGGCGGAATAGCTGTTGGAGGAGCTACCTCTTCTCTTAAAGACGCGGCAAATACTGCTGAAAAAATATTAAGAAGTGCTGGACAAAGCGATTTGGCAAGTCAGCTGAAAGGTTTAATTGGCAAGGGAGATACAGAAGGTATTAAAGATTTTTTTCAACAGCACAAGATGGACGCATCTACCGGTCAAGTATCCGCCGCACAAGAACAACAACAACTACAAGTGATTCAAGCTGCTGTGAAGGTAGAAGAAGATACTGCTAAAAAAACCGCCGCAGATACTGTATCCACAAAGACTGCCGAAGAGAAAACCGCCACGGTTTCAAAGGTGGTTTGCTCCTCTTGCAACGCAACTCTTTTACAAAGGGCTGTAGCCTTCGCATGCGCAGTTCATGGTCAAGGATCTGCTGCAAGTGGTCAAGCCCCTGCAGCACCAGACTTTACAACTGCATAAAAATAAAAACATGGAACAAATATGGGCGATAAAAATTTTTTAAATAGATTAGAAGAATACTCCGGATCTTTATCAAAAATAAATGATAATCTTTCTGGCGTTGAAGAGCAAGGATTTACCGCACCTAATGTTCCAGGCGGTGATGTAGGTTTACCGTTTACAAAAGTTCCGTATGGAAGAACACCCGCCTCCAAGACAATTGGATCCAATCAATCTGTCACCGGCAAAAGACATTTAATAAATTGGTTCATTCCGGATCTTGGCACTGTGAGAATGTATGTAAATCCAGAAAGCATAAGATATACTTACAGAAAAGCAATTCGAGCCCAAAGAACAAAAGGAGGTTACTCTTTTCAGTATTGGGGAGAGGATCTTCCAAGCATTGCCATTAGCGGGTCCACAGGGTCCTCCGGAATTGAGGGTATAAACGCTCTTTACGAAATTTACAGGTCAGAGCAGTATACTTTCGATACGGTCGGATTAACCCTATCTAGCAACAACGCAGCTGCCAATCTTGCCGGTAATCTAATATCTCAAATATCTCCAAACAACAGCTTCATTAGTGGGATTGGGGGTGCCGTAAAATCTTTGATAGATCCAAACTCTACCCTATCTTCGACAAATATACCAACCCTTGCAAATAACGCTCTTGGAATAGAAATGTATTATATGGGCTGGGTGTTCAGAGGTTATTTTGATGACATGTCAGTAGCAGAAGATCAAAGCCTTATATTTACTTATAATATAAATTTTAAAATTATTCAAAAAAGAGGATACAGAACAAACTTCTTGCCGTGGCACAAAACACCAATCGGCGGCGGTGGAAATCTCGGAAATCATTATGATCAAGGTCCCGATGAAAACACCGGCACAAGCACTTCACCATACTACTCTTTCAAGGGTAATAATTCTTAAAAATAATGTTATATTAAAATTAAATCTTAAAAAAAGAGTAATTAATGCTAGGCTCATTGACTTCGCTTGGAAATAAACTAAACAAATCTCTACCAAATATAAGCAAGATATCTAGAAATATAGATAGAAGCGCTCAAAGAAATTATTTGGAACAAGGTTATTTGTCAAATAATTTTGATGACATATCTGCTAAATTAGGTCAAATATTAATTCAGCAGCCAGAGGCTACTATCATCTTTAGAAAAAAGATGTATACCAGCCTTTCAAACAATTAC